CGTGGTCCACGAAGCGTTGGCACCAGTGGTGTAGCTGGCCGTGATCGCGTCTGCGTAGACGCTGGCCTTGAGCAGATCCCACCAGCCAGGATTGCCAGCGATAACAGGCACCTGAACCTCGAAGGGGATCGTCAGCTGAGAGCCAGGCCCAACCAGCTTGACGCCAGGAGGGTTGCGGCTCGCACGGATCAGCTGCGATTCCACCGTGGTGTTGTTCGGCCCGCCACTCACGCCTGGCTTCGCCACGTTGTGCGTCTTGAGTGCCAGCGTGCCTGGCAGCGTCGTGGACGGCGTGCCCGTCCACAGGTAGGTGCTAAAGCGAGACGAACTGATGGCTGCCATGGCTAGACGTACTCCTCAACGAGAAATGGAATCGAGACGACGACGAGCCACATGCCGTCATCGAGAACAGGCTCGCTATCGATGCGCGGTGCATCGAAGCGCACGAGTGGTGGCCCGATGATTGTCTGGCCACGGAATGCGTCCACGATGTCATCGGCCAGCTCGATCTGCCAGCCGTCGCCATCGCCTGCGGGTTGGTAGATGGCGGCCAGCGCAGTGCCAACCGTGCGCCAATGGCCGCCGCCATCTGCGCCGAGCGTCTCCTGAGTCTGCTCGCCCAGCTGCACTAGGAAACGGCAGTATCGGCCAACCGATGGCAGCGCAGCGTTCGGTGCGTTGTCGTGGATCGTCGGCAGCGAGAACGGCACAGACACCAGCGTGCGGAACCGTTCTCGGATGCTGGCCACCGCAGTGGTGAGAGCACTAGCCATTCGTCGGCTCCTTCGGATCCTGCTGCTTGTTGGCCCACTGAGCTACGTCGGCCACGATCGTCTCGATCCAGCCTAGCTGCTTGATCTTCGTCCATGGCGTGCCCTTGGGCCTGCCTTCGTTGAGCACAGCGGCATACGGCAAGTTGTTCACCAGGTAGCTCACGGTGAATGGCTTGAGCCCTTGCAGGATGCTCCTGGCCTGCGCCTGATCCAGTGGCTTTGGCGGTTGGCCACCTTTTGGCCTGCGGATGTCACGCGTGCTTGGAGTGCCGAGCGTCAGCTGCCACGCGCCACGGAACTGCCCACCCACATACCCTTTCGGCAGCAGCTGCGAGCGCGGCCGCCCTTGGTTGATCTTCCAGCGCGTGCGATTGCCAACCGGACTATCGAGCACGATGCGCCGCAGCAGTTCGAGTTGAACCTTCCTGTGGAAGTTCTCGACGGCCTTGGGCACATCCTTGCCTGCGAAGTTGCGCAGTGCTGCGAGGAACTGTGCTGCGTTCTGCGCGTTGCTCAAGCTGCGCCCTCCGTCAGTGTCAGTTCGTAGGCTAGCACTGTGGCCGCGATCGCGTGCGTGGTGATCTGCTGCACAGTCCACACGCGTCCCTGCGCTGTCACCTTGGCTCCGGCTGCGAGCGTGAACGAGACAGCAGATGCAGGCAGCAGCAGCTGTGCCGTTGCCGTCATCCGGCCATCAGTGCCGATCTGCTTTTGGTTGCCGTAGAGAGGCGATGCCAGCACGGTGTAGGTGCTCGGCGTGCGCGTCGTCTTGCCCGTGGCGGTGGAGTAGACATCGGCAAACGTCGTGATCGAGACGTTTGCGCCCACCTCCGAGACAGCGCCCAGCACATCGGCCAGCAGTTGTGTGGTGTCCACAGTCATCGCTTGGCCCACCCTCCACTCTCGATCAGGCCAGCAACCGTGAGCAGGCGATCCACGACAGGAAAGCGCTTCGCCACATCCTTGCCGCCTGCGTAGCTCTTGCTGATCGAGATCGGCCCCACCGCGATAGCGTCCTGCGTGACGTTGCTACCTGCGCCAACGTCCGCATCGAACTGCGTAGCGTCTTCGAGGTATCGACGCGCAATCTCCGTCGTGGCTCGCTTCAGGTTCAGCGGCACGCCCGTGATCGGGTTGCCGTAGCGATCGAAGGCCAGCGCACGCGGGAACTCCAACGGCTGATCGCTCTCCGCCTTGTAGCCAACGAATCGGATGCCGTAGTTCGAGTCCAGCCACTGCGTGGCACGCATCAGCGCCACGTTGCGTTGCTGCTCGGTGGCGTTGTTCCACGAGGCCCATCCGCCCTGGCTTTGCAGGTAGACGCCCGCAAAGTCCGCATCGCAGTAGGTAGTGGCCGTAGCCAGGCCCGTGCCGTCCTCAGCGATCGTTGGCGTGGGATCCTGCACGATGCCATCTCGTGCTTGGAGCCAGGCTGCGAAGGCGTCACCCTCCAGCTGCGTGATGCCGATGCCGCTGTAGTGCGCCGAGTCCACCATCAGGTAGTTCTCGGTGCTGAACGTGCGCATGTAGCGATCAGCGTCCGCCTCGGCCTCGATGGCTGCGTTGACGTTGGCCGAATACGTCCAGCTGCTGCGCACCTTTGGATTGATCCAAGGGATGCTGGCCGCGCTGCCCGTCCACAGGTTGCGAGCCACGATGGCATCACGCACGGCAGTCTTGAGCCGTTGCAGGTTGCCTCGGTAGTTCTGGCTCCACAGGATGTCGCTAGCGTCTGCCTCGCCCTGCACCCAGAAGACACCGATGCATTGGAGAGTGTCGCCTTCGAGCGCAGCAGCTGCCACAGCTGCGTCGAGTGTGTCGAGGAGACGAGCGAAGCAGTTGTTGCTCTCTCCTGGGCTCCAGTAGTTCTGCGCTCCGCTGTCAAACCACCCGAAGCTGTAGTTGAAGTCCAACAACTCACGGTGGCCAATGCTGCTGCCGCCAACGGACAGCGTCACGCAGTAGATGGGCTCGCCAAGATACTCTTGGAAGCGCACGCCAAGGCCGATGTGGTAGGCCGCACGCTCGAAGGACGCACCAGCCCACAGCCTGGTTGCACCCGTGAACGGGTTGTAGACAGGCATCGCATCGTGGTGCGCTGGGTAGTTGAACCCCTTGGGGTATGGGTTGCGCTTGTTGCTGTTGCAGCTTCCCTCAAACGGGCTCCAAGGCAGGAAGTAGGCCCACCGATCGAAGCTGTTGACGCCTGCTGGTGGCAAGATCTCGAAGCGATCGCCTGCCGTCACATGCTGCTGGAATGGCGTGGCCAGCGTGATCGTGTTGTTGAACGCGCCCGAGATGCTCTGGATCTGCCGGATCTCGTTCAGGTTTTGAGCGTGGCCGCCAACGCCAAGCGCCACGCACTTGACGCGCATTCCTTCCAGGCTGGCCTCGATGGTGCCGCCGCCTGCGAAGTCCTGGCCGTAGAGCAGCGAGTGCGTGAATACGGTGTCCGTTCCACCAGCTGTAGCCAGCAGCGTGTGAGTGAAGATCTCTCCGGCCTGCAATGGCGGATCGAAGTTCGTGCTAACAGTCAGTGCGGAGCCAGGCGAAGTGTGGGCGCTGATGGTGTAGACAACGCCCGTGCGCCTGCGCGTGATGGTTTGGCCAACCATGCTGGCCGTCCAATACTGCGCCGATGTCATCGCGTTGGAGCCAACCACAGTGGCCACGCGCATCGTGCCTGGGTAGTCAGCATAGCCAGTGGCCATCGGATCGTAGAACGTCAAGTAGCGCAGGCTCTGGATGGCCGTGCCCTTGAGGTTCACCGTGCCGTGCTGCGGGAAAACACCAGCCGGGAAGGTGTATGTGTCCGAGTAGCTGCCACGCGGGAAGTTCGTGGCGAAAATGTTCGGATCGTTGCTGCGGATGTCGAGATTCGGATGCAGCGCCCACCACGAGGCGGCATCAGCTGATGGCCCTGCGTTGCTCTGTCCGATGTTCAGGAAGAACTTGCGAACTGCCACAGCGTGCTCCTTGGTAAAAGCCACCCAGACTGTCCGCGTCTGGGTGGCACTCTCTCACTGACACCACACAGGAAAGCGGCCAGCGACATGCCTGGCCCTGCTCTGCTAGATCTTTTCGATGCGCACAGAGAACGCGCACGCCGAAGTTGCGCCGATCGTCTTCGTCTGAATGCGCACAAAGCGGCACGCCTGCTGCTGCTGTCCCGTCAACGTCGTGGTGAAGAGGCCGATGTTGTAGAACGGCAGAACGTAGACACCAACGCCACGATTCTGCGTCGATACCACGCCGATGTTGGTATTCGTGATGACAGCCGCACCAACAGCCAGCGAGCCAAGGTTGTAGACATCTTCGCTGAAGTCAGCGACGTTGCTACCCTGGACGTTCAACACCACCATGTCGTTAGTGGCAACGCTGCAAGTGGTGAATGTGAATCGAGCCTGGAACAGCTCTCCGTGCTTGGCTCCGTCGAGGTTCGCGCCACTGCTGGGGCCTACCTCAAAAGCAGAACTAGCACCTGTCGAGTTGTTCGTGACGGATTCGGAAGAGTCCCAAACCGTTGCGGCATCAAGAGTGCGATCGAGCGATCCGATGAGTCCCATGTTTGCTCCTTAGTTTGTTTCGATGCGGACGCCGAAGCCGCCGCCGCTGCTAAGTCCCACCGTAACCACAGCCACCTTGATGTAGCGGCACACCACGGTGGTGTAGTTCAATCCAGACGCGTCCGTGTTGCATCCGACGTTGGAGCACTCGAACACATAGCGGCCAGTGCCACGCGAGCCCGTCAAGGAATCCAGCGTGTATGTGGCAGCTGTAGCACTGTCTCCCAGGATCGTCATGCCGAGCGTGTAGGTGCCGCCCGAGAAGTCAGCCGTGGGGCTCCCCAACACGTTGACGAACTGCACTGCGCCGGGGAAAGGCACAGTCCAGATCCAATCGACAGCCACCTTGAACTGCGAAGGATCGGGCTGCTTCAGATCGTAGACATCCGATTGTGCGCTGGAGTCATCCCCCACCGCAGTGACGGGATCGACGATCTGCGCGAAGTCTAGAGTGTGATCGTTGAATCGGTTGATGCCCATGGCTGCTCCTGTTGTATCGGGCCGGATTGCTCCGGCCCGTTGTCCTGATCAGCGTCCGATCGAGATCGTGAACACGCCGTTGAGCGACGAGGTTCCGCCCACCGTCTTGGCTGCCAGACGGATGTATGGGCACGCCACCGCATTGGTGGAATCCAGGCCAGTGGTGGCCACGTTGTGGCAGCGCACAGTGTAGTGGCCTGGGCCACGATCCACGCTCGGAGCCGCGCCAAACGTCGAGCCGATCAGCGCACCATCGCCAAGGACGATGTGGCCGAGGACGTAGACGCCTGCGCTGAAGTCCGAAGTGGTGCTGCCCATGATGGACACCACGGTGTAGTCCGTAGCAGCAGCGCCAACGCTGTAGACGCTGCCAAACACGGAGAAGTCCGTGGGAGTGTCACCGAGGTTGAGCACATTGGTGGCAGCTGCCGGAAATCCACCAGCTGCCGTTGCGTTGGCCGTCATCGAGGTGAACACCCACGAGCCGAGCGCCTGATCAGGCGTCGTATCGAGATTGGAGGAGTATCCCATTGGTGTTGCCTCCTATCAGGCGATGGCGGTTTGAGTGGACGAAACGTCCGCAAGACGCGCCACGCAGCGCGGGTGCTCGTCAACCAGGCCGCAGTACCACTCAACACGCGTGCGGTAGACAGGCGCGGTGTGAACCTCGCCAAGATCACGCACTTCGATGCCGCCCGACTGGATCATGTGCAGGCCCGACGGGCCGAGCGCGACGCAGTAGATGGATTCGAGGCCCGAGCCATCGTCACCCGTAGCGATAGCGGCCTGATCACCATTCTGATCCGCGATCAGGATGGGCATGCCGTAGTAGCTGGTGATGCGTTGGCCAAACTCGTTCACCGACATGCTGACAGCGGTGGAGTTGCTGCGCAGGAAGGCCAGCATGTTGCGAGCCATCGCCTTCGACATGATCAGCGCCTTCTGGCCAATGGCCGTATCAACGCGATCGATCACATCGTCCAGCGCCTTCATCGAGAGAGCGCTGCTGCTGCTGCCCACCGGGTTGTCCACCACCTGAGCACCAGTCACAACCGTGGTGCCCGTGCCGCCGTAGCGTGCTTCCAAGCCGTTGAACTCCAGCGTGCTATTCGTCGCATCGCCCTTGATCATCTTGAGGCCGATCTGTTGCGCCAAGGCCGTGGCCTTCATGCGCTCGTGAACGCTGCGGATCTGCGCGCCGTTCGTCTGGACAAGGAACTTGTCAACGTCGAGATCACCGCCGATCAGCTTCAGCGGCTCGCTGAGTTGCGCCGTCGCACCAGCCGATTCGGTGTAGGCTGCGTTCACAGCACGGAACGCGATGCCAGGCAGCACCGATTCGCGGGTGTATGCATACGAGTTGCCAGCGATCGAGACGATCGGCATGGCAGCGAGAAGCGGGGACGTTTCGGCAAACGTCATCAAGACGCCCGCCTTCTTGTCCTCGCCGTTGTTAGCGGCAATGCGCGCCGCTTCGAGAATGGTAAGAGCCATGTGCTACTCCTTCGGAACAAACGTCCCCGAGGAGCAGCAGAGGCCGCTACATGCGACTGTTTGCACGCTGCAAAAGATCCATCGAGGACAGTGGGCCACTATTGGTACCACCGCGCCCGGATCCCCCGGCAGCGTGGACGGAGCCGGATCCCCCGACTCCTGAACCTGCGAACGCCGACTTGTAGTCAGGCGTCTCTCGCAGCGTGTGGACGTACTCCGAGAACTGCATGGGCGCGGACGAGCCAGCCGTGCGCGTCATAAGTTCTTTGCCGGAATCGTCAACCAAGACAACAGAGAACGTCCCATCCTCTGCCATCTCGGCCTTCGCGGCCCCACGGACGATGGGCATCAGCAGCTTCGGATTGCCGCCTGCCTCAACGATCGCCTGCATGGCCGCACGGTCCACCATCAGCTCACGAAGCTGCTTGGTGAGGCCGTCAGTCTGTGCGCGGATCTTGGCTGCATCAGTGGAGAACTTCGCCTCTGCCTGCTTCTTCCACTCGTCGATTTCCTTCGACGATTTCAGGCGTCCCGCCATCATCGCCTCCAGAGCCTCACGAGCAGCTGCCGGATCTTCGATTCCCTCGAAGTCCTTGATCTTGCGCTCCAGTTCTTTGCGCGTGCTGCGCTCTGTCGTGATTGCAGCCTTCAGGCCGCCGATGTCATCGAGCGCCCAGCCTTCAGGCAGAGCCTCAACGACAACAGACGAGCCCTGTGCCTTGGCAGCAGAGCGTAGGCCCTCTGGCAGTTCTTCGATCTTGTCAGCGACGATTCGCAGCACGGTGTGGTTCTACCTTGTATGTGGATGCGCAGCAAGGCCCCATGGGTTGCTGCTGGTTACTCGGACAGTTCGTCTAGTGTCTTAGTCCGGCCCGTGCGCGTCACCATGTCTTTGGTGGTGATCTTGCCAGCACGGAACAGCTGCGCTCTGCCACGCCCGAACACCTGATCCTGAACAGCAGCAGGCTGATTGCGGATCCACTCGTCGTAGGTAACAGACGCAGGAACGTCGCCATCCATTGCACTGCGCGTGCCTTCGCTCACTTCGCCCACACGCTTGGCCTTGCCGATCGTGTCGATCGAGGCCACGACAGGGACGGTGGTGCAGCGGCAGTTAAAGTGCGCAGGCTGCGGAGGAACTTTGCCGATGGGATACACCTGGCCGTCCAACGGGCCGCAGATCTTGCATGTGCTGGTGTCCAGCGTGGCTACCCACTGCACGCCTTCGATCACATCGGCCATGGCGTCGTAGGTGGCTTGCCGCGCCTGGTTGCTTACATGGCCGGATGCCGTGCGGACGATCGCCTGCGCTTCCGCCCTGGACGCTTCGAGCACTCCGTCCCGGTAGCTGTTGGCCTTGGTGCCTCGCACGCGCTGCACCATCTGCTGTGCCGTCTCTCCGGCTGCCAGGCCGATGCCGATCTGCTTCTCGACGCGCTTCTTGGTGTTGTCTGCGAGATCTTGGATCCAGTCTCCGAGCACGCGGCCCTGGATGGGCTGCTGCACGATCGTCTGCACCGTGGTGAGGTTCACCATCTTGTCCGGCACGACGGCAGCCACCACCTCCGCAGGGATCGCCTCGACGAACTGCTTCTGCTGCCAGCGAGCCTCAATCTTGGATAGCTCACGCAGCACGATGTTCAGCCTGGTGCGCAGCTGGCTGGCCCCATCGTCCAGCAGATCGGACAGATCCCGCAGCAGCTGCTTGTAGCGTTGGGTGGTTTCCCAGCCGGAGTCCACGCCACGCAGCCGGATGTTGGCCAGGCGCACCTCCAGTTTGGCCAGCAGATCGGGGAACACATCGCGGTTCAGGAAGCCAACGGCATCCTCCGAGATCAGCGTTTTGTATCGCTCCAGAAAGATGGCGTGCTTGATCGCTCGATCTTGCAAGCGCCCGTTCACAGTCTTGATGTTTGGCTTCTTTGCGCTCGCCATCACTTCACCCAATCGTGCTCGATCAGTTCACCTTCCAGCCATGTCATCGCACAGTGCGGCCAACACAGCAGCAGGCCGGATGCGTCGAGGGTATCCAGATCCCAGCGATAGGAGCACTTCGCCTCTCCGTGCTGGTATTCCAGCAGCGCACGCTTGCCGCCTCTGCCGATGGCAATCCGGTTGAAGGACACCCACTGAGTGTGGGCTAGCACTGGCTCGCCACACATGCAGCAGCGTGGCTTCGCTCGGTTTTGATCTGACATCCGCAGAGTCCGTAGAGGAGAACAGCGCCACATTTCTCGCAGCGTGCCTGCGTCATGGGGCCGGATCCTCTGCTGCGCTCTCTGGCAGTGCGCCCTGTGGCAGGAGATCCCCCAGGCTGGCACCCTCTGCGCTGGTTTCCTCCACCTCGACGGCAATGTCCACTTCGTCCCCGAGAGTGCCTCGCTTTTGGACCTCACGCAGGAACGTGGGCTGCGAGATCTCCCGCATCTGCCGCATCTGGAGCAGCGTCTGGAGATCCGTCTGGCTCCTGGTGGGGATGCCAAAGTCTCGGAAGATATCGAGATCGACGTCCGCAGGCAGTTCGTCCGTGCGGCCTCCAGTCTCCCACGCCATGGCTAGCTCGTAGGCATCGTAAAGCAGCCACTCCAGCTGCTCCGTCCACGATTGCACGCGGCTCTGGCTGCGTGCTCCGGCTGCGTCCACCGCTGTGGCCGTCGTGCCTGCGCTGACTTGATCGAGGAACGGAGCCAGGCCCAGCGCCTGCTCTTCCTGCCGGATGGCAGCCAGACGGTTCATCAGCTGCTGTGCTGCGGCTCCTGCCGTCTCGACGAACCCCACGCGCATGTTGGCATCGCGGGAGATGATGGTGGCTCCTGCGCCGTAGACGATCTCCTGCGATCCGTCTGCAAGATCGGCGCTGGCTCCTGCGATCGACAGCACAGGATAGGAGTGCCAGTGGATGTTGTTGCTGAGGCTGCTCGTCACCAGCCAATCGTCCACGTTCTTCCAGGCGAGATCGATCAGCGGCGGGCGTGCGCTAAGAGGATCGCTGCCACGCTTCGAGACGTTGCGGAACGTGACAGGCACCTTGCCCAACGGGTTGACGCCTTGGGCCACCAGAACGTAGGGCTCTCGCTCCGTGCCCTGCGTCTGGTTGCTAGCCTGCTTGGAGGTGATCAGCAGATCGGCCTGGCTGTTGATCTCTGCCGTGAGGCCGCTGGTGTTGCGCAGCGGAGCCTCGCGTTGCCACAGCTGCCACTCCGTTTCCGTCCAGATGCGCACGCGCTGGAGCGTCACCTCTTCGCCATCAAACGTGCCGCTGGTTTGCTCCTCCTCGTAGATGGCGATGCCAGCCAGCACGCGCTTGCCGTTGGCCTCTCGCCTCCAGCTCCAGTTGATCACGGAGTCCGGATGCAGGAACACGAAGTAGGGCCGGACATCGTTGGCTTCCTCTTCGGCCAGCGTCATCGCTCGGAAGCGTTGCTGATCCGGCGGCAGATCACGCGTGGCCTCTGTCACCACAACGGCTGGTGGCTTGTCCACGAGCAGCATGGCCAGGCCCGTATCTGCGAGCGAATCCATCAGCATGCGGCCCATCTGGGTGAGGTTCGTGCCCTCTCGATCGCAATCCTGCGACAGCCGCTGAAGGTTTTCCGGCAGCTGCTCCTCGGCCTTCACCTCGATGGCACGCTGGAACGGCTTATCGACGATGCCGCCGATGGCGTCGTTGTAGGCACCGAACAGGCAAGTGCGCAGCAATCGGGCCTGGTATTCCCTGGCCTGCTTTCGCTCTCGGTGATCCATCGGCGTGAGCACGGTGCCGATGGCTCGCATGGCTGTGGTGCCACCTCGAAGCGCACGCGTGATGATGCGATCCACCTCCATCGTCTTGCGCATGGTGTGCCAGCCGCCAACGTATCTGCCGTCCATCAGTTCACCTTCATGTTGTTGCCGCCGATCGGGAATCGCTCGTGCAGATAATACCGCAGAGCATCACTCCAGTGTGTGCGTCTGCTGTCGCTCTTGTCGATTTCTCTCGTGGCGTGTTCTTCGATCCATGCCACGCCTTCCAGATCGAGCAGCGTTTGCGGCGCTGCTTGTGCATCGATTGCAAAGCGCACATCGCCTGCGGCATTGCACAGACGAGCGTTCACGCTGTTGGTGCTGTCCACCACAGGAGGAGCAGAGCGAGCCACCCTGTCGCGGAGGTTGGGAAACGCAGTGCGCAGATGCTGCCGAACAATGTCCCAATCGTTGCTCTGTGCGCTCGTCCTGCGCTGATTGCCTGCGGGATCCCCGTATAGATACACCTCCTGCGCGTGGCCTGCGTAGCGCGTGCGGATGCGATCGCAGACGAGATCGGTGCGGCTATCGTCGGGGATATGCACTTCGCCCACCACCACAGTGTGCTGGTGCAGCTGGCCTCGTGGGTTGTCCCATGGTGCCAGCATCTGCTCCTGCACGATCACTGCGCTGCCTGGTGCCACGTTGAAGTCTAGGGCCACGACGAGAGGCAGCGTGGGCTCGTAGCGCACAGGCCGGAGGTGCTTGGCCCGATCGAATGCGTAGTAGACAAGGCCCGTGGCCGACAGGAAGGCCGCCTCATACTCCTGCTGAAAGGATCGAGCGTCGAGATCACGACGGGCCGCTTCCACTTCTGCGGCTCCGATGATGTCACTGCTCGTCCAGTGGAACGCTTCCCAATCCGGCGTGCTGCCTGCGTTGGTGTAGAGATCGTAGAGCAGGCGTCTGCCCTTTGGCCTACCGATGAACCAGCACCAGCCTGGACGGCCAGCAGTAGACAGAGCAGGCCGGAGCGAACTGCTCCAGACGTTCTGGCGGCACTCGTCGATCTCGTCGATCACGGCCCCATCGATGGCGATACCCTCGATGCGCTGCGGCCTGTCTAGGCCCACCACCATCAGCCTGGATCCTGTCCGGTAGTAGATAGTCAGTTCCGATTCGGACACATCGCGGATCCACTGCTTGGGAGACAGCGCCTTCACATCGTCCCACCAGATGCGCTTGGCCTGATCTCTCGTGGGCGCGGCAGCGATGAACGTGGGCGTGGGCACAGCAGGAGGATCCAGTGCGGCCTCGACGAGCCTGCGCTTGGCCATTTCCGTCTTGCCGCTACGTCTGCCAGCTGCAACCACACGCCAACGAGCCTGCGAGGCGATCAGGCGCTGTTGCTCTGGGTGCCAGCGCAGCGGAGTCCACCTACTCGGCAGCATCTGGCTTTGCCTGGCTCGTG